TCCAAAATCGTTTGCGGAAACTTGATAATATATAAGCAACTGACACACCTTGTGTATCAACCGTTTACGGTCATTGCGATTTGATGTAAAGTGCTCCTTCTGTGAGCTGGAATATATAAATTATGAATGAAAAAATATTTTGTCTTGATCCTGTAATTATACAGGCACATACATTGGCTTACAATTTGTCTATATATAAGCGTTATCATACTCCTAATGGTATGGTGTTTATTAACGAAGATGTTGCCGCAACGTATCGTTATTATTTCCCTAAATACAAGTATTCCTGTCGTCGTTTAGGTGTAACCATTGATAATATAGATGAGTTTTATATACCCACATTTGATGGTGAAATTATATCTATGTTTATGGTCGTTCCCTGTGGTAAGTGTAATCTCTGCCGTGACAAGAAGAAGCGTGAATGGTCATTTCGTGCTATTTGTGAGAATGTGTATTCTACCTCTCAACCTCTGTTTATTACATGTACATATAATCCTAGGCATTTGCCCGAACATGGTGTATTTAAGGAAGAATTTCAATTATTTATGAAACGTCTCCGTATAAACTTAACTCGCAAAGGTATTGATTCCTCAAACATTCGTTATTTTGCTGTTGGCGAGTATGGTCATAAATCCGGTCGCCCTCATTACCATGCTATATTATGGTCATTTCCTTCTGAACATTTCCCAAACATTACCGCCGTATTACATTTCATTGAACGTTGTTGGCGTGTACCTACCGGAGAATATTTTTCTGACGGTATGCCTGTTACTGATTCCCTTGGTTTCTGTCTTGTAAAACCCTGTGATAAAGGTGTTATTTCCTATGTTATGAAATATATGAGAAAAGAGCCTGCTGTTCCTAAAGGTTGTAACCCTGTATTCTTTCTGTCTTCTCGCAAAAATGGAGGTCTCGGTGCTCGTTATGCTCGTGATCATAAAGATTTCTATATGAAACACCCTGAATGTCTAGATATGTCTGTTACAGATCCGTTTTCCGGTAAAACTGAAACTGCATTCCTCCCTTCGTATTTTAAACGACTATATTATCCTAGTAACTCCTCTGTATTGGATAAACCTACCCGTGATGCATTTAAGAAGTTTACACTACTTATTTCCGAACGTATCCAAAATGAATATCAATTAAACAAATTACTCGGAGATCCCCTTCGACCAAAGGTTTCAAATCTTGAAAAAGAAATCTATAAGAAGTTTTGGTTTTTGAAAGTACAAACCTATTGCAAACCCGAAATACTTAATCCTGATTCCCGCTATTATAATCGCATTTATAAGCGTAATCTTGCTATTGAGTTGGAATTAGACTATTACATTCGTTTCTTATCATTAGTAACCTATGACGAGACGTATATTTCTGTCCGTTCTGAACTGCTTGAAAAAAGAGACTTTTCTCTTAAACGTAGATTTGCTTCAAAAGAACAGGTGGATTTAAATGATGTTAATTACAACATAATTCAAAGCATAAAACTTTCATATGAAAAAGAAATATTGTAAATTTGTAGTATAATCAAAAAAGAGATATAACTATGAAGCTAAAATTAACATTTAAATCGGCAGACAAGAGTACTAAAAGGAAAGTAATTAAAGTAGACGCTTACACTTTGATGTCTTTGTTAAACGATGAAGCCGTTATTGAGATTGCCAAACAAGTATATGATGGCACTTATGAGAAATCTGGATTTTATCTTTCTTCCATCTCTGATAATGATTAATATGAAAAAAGAATCTAGAGATTATTGCAAAGCTTCAAATTTTGAACTTGTAGGCGTTGTTGAAAAGCAAGCTTTAATGATAATTTTCAAATTTTTAATAGTTAAATTATGGAAAAACCAACCAAACTTTATGGATCTTTGGAAATTGTTTCACGTGAAACACTCCAACCGCTACTCACTATTAATATTGGTGAGCTTCGAAGACCATCTCAGCTTGAAAGTATGCGTGCTTCTATTTCGGATAATAATCCGCATTTTATTGTTCTTGCTTCGTTTGAAGAGGTTGTTAACCCCGCTTATTCCCCCTTAAAGGATGAAAAAGGAACAGATTTATGAGATTGTAAAAATTGTAGCTACGGCGATTATTTCTGTAGCTGCTGTACTTTTCTTGGATAGCTGTACCGCTAGTATGTCTATCTTTAAGAATAATTCAGGTAGTTCTCAGAATACCGAACAGAGTTCAACATTACGTGCTGATAGCACTAGTATAAACATTAAATATAAATAATATGGCAAACATTTGGAATGCTACCCTAGAACCTAACAATAATGTAGAACAAAATACATTTGATTGGACGCATGTTAACAACATTACCACTCAAATAGGTCGTATTACTCCTATTCAGTGTGAATTAGTCCCTGCAAAAACATCTTTTCGTGTAAAACCTATTCCGGCATTGCAGCTTATGCCTATGGTGTTCCCTGTGCAAACACGCATGCGTGCTAGTATCGCTTATTTCCGGTATCCTCTTCGTGCTCTTTGGAAGGATTACAAGGATTTTATAGGAAACTTCCGTGAAGGACTTGAAGAGCCTTACCATGATTTTAACAGCCAGAACCTTTTAGAAAAGATGCTAGGCACAGGTAAGCTTATGGATTATCTTGGTGTACCGACTACTCTTATAGGCAAGTACGGTAACCCCCAGTCGGGTTCTCTTCCCGTCTTTCATAACGCGCAGCCTTCTTCTGTCTTTTCTGGCTTGAATGTCACTCCTTCCGTTGCCTATAATGAGATTTTAAACAATGTCAGTGATGTCACTTCTTTATACGGTACTGCTCCTGTCGGTTCTAACTCTTGGGTTTATTCGTTTTATGAATTTGCTGAATTCGTCGAGTCAATTGATGTGGTTACTGCAAAGTTTACCCTTACATATAACGGAGACGCCCCTCTTAATAGTTTAGCTTCCTCTCCTATTTTTACTTTTGTTGCTAGTACTGGCGTTGCTGCTGTTTTTTACGCCTCTCAACGAAATAATGTTTCTTATTTTGTTTCAGGTAAACAGATTGAATATACTTTAACGCTTCGGAAAGAGGATCTACTCAGTACCTATGATCTTGCTAATATTACCGGATTAGGAATACTACTCCCTAACTTTTTAAATAATGGAGGTTTCTTTAATTCTGCTAATTCTCCCTTGTTTTCTCTTACGCCGATCACTATTAACAATGTTTCTGGTTCTGGTAATGTTTCTGGTCTATCATTAACTACTTCCCCTTATTATAACTCAAATTCGTCTAATAAAAATAAACAGATTAAACTTTCCGCTTATGCAGCTCGTGCATATGAAGGTATTTATAATTCCGTTTATCGTGACAATCGTAACAACCCATATTATATTGATGGCGTTGTACAATATAATCAATGGATCCCGTCTTACGATGGTGGAGCTGACACATATCCTTATGAATTACGTTATGCTAATTGGGAAAAAGATTTTCTTACAACTTCCGTCCAATCACCACAGCAAGGCAATGCGCCTCTTGTAGGTATTACTACTTACGATCAGATTTCTAGAGTTTACGACGAACAAGGCAATCCGACATTAACGCAAAATACAAAAGTAGCTATGGTTGACGAAGATGGAAAACGTTATTCTCTTGAGTTTGAATCTGATAACGACGAGTTGAAAGGTGTCAAATATGTAGAGCTCGATAATGGTACAACTGTCCGTTCTGCGCGTTCGCTTTTTGATTTGGTGACTAGCGGTATCTCCATCACTGATTTACGTAATGTAAACGCATACCAGAAGTTCTTGGAGCTTAATATGCGCAAAGGTTATTCATACAAAGAGATTATTGAAGGTCGTTTTGACGTCAAAGTACGTTATGCTGATTTATTGTTACCTGAGTTCTTTGGCGGCTTCTCTCGTGATATCAATATGAATGCTATTTCACAAACTGTAGACCAAACTGCTGAAGGTGAAGGCTCTTACAAGGATGTTCTTGCTCTCAAGCCGGTGTAGGTTATTTTCGTGGAGGTTCTGATGCTAACATTGAATGCTTCTGTGATGAAGAAAGTATTATTATGGGTCTATTGGTAATTACCCCGTTGCCTGTTTATACCCAATTACTACCGAAACATTTCTTATATCGTGGACTCTTAGATCATTTTAATCCTGAGTTTAATAATATATCGTTTCAGCCGATTACTTATAAGGAAGTATGTCCAATTCAGGCGTATAATGATAACCCTGATTCATTGACGGAAACCTTTGGTTATCAAAGACCGTGGTATGAATACTGTCAACGTTATGACCAAGCGCATGGCTTATTCCGTACTAATTTGTCTAACTTCTTGATGCATCGAGTGTTTGACCAAAAGCCGGAACTTGCCCAAAGCTTCTTAATGATAGACCCCGACCAAGTTACAGATGTGTTTAGTGTTACAGATGTTACCGACAAAGTTTACGGACAAATTTTGATAGAGTGTACGGCTAAACTCCCTGTCGCTCGTGTTGCAATACCGCGTCTTGACTAGTCGGTGAAAAAGAGAATGTTTTTTCTTTTTTTCTTCCGACACTGCCTCATTAAGCAGAACGAGCGACATAGCCAAGGGTTCTTGTAGTAAAAATTGTTAAATGCGTGCGCGCGCTTGCGTGTGCGCGTATTTAATCATTTTTAGTGCAAGGTTCATTGGACATGTCGAGCGTTCTATCTTATCTTTGCAGTTTCGTAAGATTAAAAGTAAAAGGATTCTCTCCCCGGCGTATGCCGGACAAAATAGCAACTTTGTTGCGTGAAAATAAACAATTAAAAATGAAAAATTATGGCAAAAAGAATTTTTAAAGCACAACTTAACCCTTGTCAGTGCGTACACAATCCTGAGACCGACCATATTTGTACAAAACCTGGTTTAGCGCTTACACCAAGTGATATTAAGGCTCTAACCGACAAAGGTATAGCCGTTTCTTTGCCGAATGCGCAAAATTTCCTTTCACCACAAGAAGGTGCTAGTTGGAATGTCGAACCGCAATTCAGGCGAGATGCAACGATGTGTTCTGTATGGGAAACCGAAAAGCTTTCACAAAAACGCGTAATGAATGCACAAAAGTCTGACATTCAATTATATGGAGAGTAGCTTATGGGATTTTTAAGTAAATTAAACCCGAATAGTTGGTTTGGCTCTGCCCTTAGTGGCGGAGCTTCCCTTATTGGTAATGTTGTCGGCAATATTCAACAGAATGCCAATATTGACAAACAAATAGCCTTTCAACGCGAGGAAAACGAGAGAGCAAGAGCATTTAATAAGGCTATGGCAGAACAAGCAAATCAATGGAGTATAGACCAATGGAATAGAGAAAATCAGTATAATAGTCCTGAAGCTATGCGCCAACGTCTTCGTGACGCAGGTGTTAATGCTGATTTATTCTACGGTGGTAATGCACAAAATACTGCCTCTTCTTCCCCTTCAGTTACTCCTGTTGCTCCTGCTATACCTACGGACGTTTCTGCTATCGGACAGAAGGCTACGATTGGAGATATTACCAACAATGTTGTAAACCAATCTCTTGCAGCTGCACAGATTCGGAAGCTAGAAGCTGATAAAGGCAAGACAAAACAAGAAACTGAAAATCTTAAGATTGAAGGTAAAATCCTCTCTGCTGATGCTCTCACTCGTGCCGCACTAAATGAGCAGGCTTTAGAAATTGGACGATCTACCATTTATGTGAATCATTCTATTGGAAAGCTGAATCACAAAGAGGCTGAGTTAGCTTCTGCCCGTATAACCGAAGCTGCTGCTAATGCAAATTTATTGTACCAGAAGGCAGATGAAGTGAAAGCTAATATTCGGAATATCAATGCGAATACAGCCGCTACTCGTTTTGGCATGATGATGCGCTCTAAAGAATTCCGCCAGCGTGTTGCCGAATTTCAAGAACAGGTTCGTGTTAATGATTCTACTATACGCTTGAATTATGAACAGGCTGCTACCTTCCTTGCCACTCGTGCTGCTACTGTATTGAATATAAATGCCGATACAGCTTTAAAATCTGCTGGTGTTAAGACGCAGTATACTACCCGCACCGAAATACGTGCTCGCACTAGTATGTATGAAAAGCTTGACCGCCTTGTGAATATTCAGGGAGACCAAGCTGCGTTTAATCTTGACTCGGATAAGACTTTCAAGAATCTTGAACGTGGTGTTGGTTTAGCTACTGGTATTGTTGATTCTCTTTCTGGTGTTATCCAATCTGCCGGTTCCTTTATTTCCGGAAGTGGTTCTATGCTTGGAGGTCTTGGTTCTCTACAAAACTCCATGAATCATATTCCTACCGCTCATAAACCTGTCGGTGGTTTCAGACACTAATGTAATTGGCGTCCCTGTTCGGACGCCTTTTACGATTTCTTCCAAAATCGTTTGCGGAAACTTGATAATATATAAGCAACTGACACACCTTGTGTATCAACCGTTTACGGTCATTGCGATTTGATGTAAAGTGCTCCTTCTGTGAGCTGGAATATATAAATTATGAA